GATCTAGTCTCTATACACTAGCTTACATGAGGGATTGGATGCGCTCTTTTATCTGAAGCGGGCTAATTCCCGTCTAAAGATGCTGAGCGAGTCCCTTCCCTTTCTGCATGCTATGTATGGAGTCTACCTTGGACGTATCGGTTTCGGTCTTCTTCTTGGAGTGTGCCATATGAAAAATAAAAAGCTACAGAGGGCGCTAGCCATCATCGCTCTTGCGATTGTGGCTACCTTCCATCCTGATCTTTCTACTTTCGCTGGCGCTCTTCTCAAGCTAGTCGACCAAACCCAGATGCCTTTCGGGCATCTGCGTGTGGGGGCCGCCATTTTGGCGGCCCCGGGGGACACAGACCTCCTTAAACACGCTCGGCTGACTACTGTGAGTCAGGGATGTGAAACATAGTGACTACGTCAAACATCTTACGCGATACACGTGACTACAATACAGTGTTGATAGGCGGGAACCCCGTTTCCGTCTTCCACGGTAAAGGTCACTTATATACGAAGAGTGCTAACGGCGTGAACTACCCCTTAGGCTATCCGCCTAAGAGTGGTTCGGGCCGGATGCCTTTAACCCCTTCGCCTAAGGCGAAGAGGAAGAAGGCTGACCCTGCACTGTTCTTAAAACCGAAGAATCCTTTTATTTCACCTTTATCGGGTCAAGTAATCGGACTTCCTCCCAAGTTCGATGCTAGGCATCGGCATGGGCTCCGTGGGAAGGGCCGCCCTATTCGATACGTCAAAGTATCTCGTAGGATCCGCTCTCTCATGAAGTCGGTATTTAAGACGTCTCTTCCTAAAACGCTTCCACTCCAGGTTTACGGAATGCTTGTCAACTACTTCCTCGATTTGAAGAAGTCGCATGTTCAGTCATCCCTACCTAAGTGGTTTGTCCTCCCTGATCTGGTCGTAAAAGGTCCGCGTGAGCGTACCCAGAAGCCCAGTAAGGAGTCTGCTCGTAACCCTCATCTTAGGGTTCTTACGAAACAGCTGAAGCCTAAGGGGCCGCAGAGGCCCCGCAAAGACTTCGTCCGACAACCGAAGCGTTTCGCGTACACGGATCATCCATATGTGCTCACCATTCAGGAGAGCACTGTGGATACCGTGATCCAGTCTAGCAACGGTACCCCGTTCGGCGCCTTTTCAACTGAAACGTTCGTCGGTGCTGCTTTCGGCCTCAGTGGCTGGAACAGTAACGACGACTTAGTATTGTTGAATAAGCTACGCGAACGTGTGGCCGGATCAGACTTCAACGCCGGGGTTTTCCTCGGCGAGTCTCATCAAGCGCTAGCCATGATAGCGAATGCCGCAACCCGTATTTATAGAACTCTTAATGCCCTGAAAAGGGGTGACCTGATATCTGCAGTACAAGCTTTGCAGCAGGGAGTTTACGACCCAAGGCGCCGTAATCAAATTACGGCCCTTGGTCGCAACCTCTCTAACCGCAAAAGTATTGCAAACAACTGGCTTGAGCTTCAATACGGATGGCTTCCGCTGCTTCAGGACGTAGAGGCTGGTGCGATTTTCGTCGCCCATAACCTCTCCTGCCCGATGCAGTTTGCCGTTAAAGTATCCCGAGAGAAGAAAATGGACCTAGGTCCTAGCGCAACTACTCATATAGCGAGCCATAATGCCTCCAAAAGAGTCACTATCAAAGCTCGTCTAATTGAGAAAGACGTTGTTGCTCTATCAGGGTTAACCGACCCGCTGAGTGTAGCTTGGGAGTTACTCCCTTACTCATTCGTCGTGGATTGGTTTATACCTGTAGGCAACTATCTTCAGGCGAGGGCATTGTCCTCGTCCTTAATCGGTGGTTATGTCACTTCTTCTATAGAGCGTACGTCCGCGACCGGATTCTATGGCCCCAATGGGGGTGGTATAACCTATACCTACCCTCAATGTCAGGACAGAAAAGTCCAGTTCGTACGTACTGTTGGGACAGACCTCAACGTGCCTCTTCCGAGCTTTAAACCGCTTGAAAAGGTAGCATCATGGAAGCACTGCGCTAACGCGGTGGCACTTCTCAGCCAGTTCAAGAGGTAATTCTGCCCCTTGAACAGCAGCGTTTTGCTGCGCCTCAGCGATGTGAATCGCTATTTCTATTCCTTTAAGGGAAAATTATGTCAGCTATCGCAGACATCACCGTCTTTGACGGTGCCGCAACACCGGTGTCGCACACACTTAAAGCGATCTCTGTTACCCGTGATAAGGGTAAAGTGATTGCCGAATACAGGGAAGCCCTTACGGGTGTTCCTGTGTACGCTCAGCCTCGGGCTACGCTCACCATTGAGCGCCTGAAGTCGGGCGTGTTTGCGACGACGGCGGAAGCTGTTGTGCCTGTCATGGAATCTATTTCTGGGCAGAACGCAGCAGGCTATACGGCCGCGCCGAAAGTCGCTTATGAAGTGAAGTACCGTTTTACGGGCTTCAATCATGAGCGGTCTTCGATTACGGACCGTCGTTTGGGCCGGCAGATCCTCGTCAACCTGTTGGGGAATATTTCCACTTCAGTTGCCGCGGCTACCGCCGGTCCTCTTCCTGAGCTGTTTGACAACCTGATTGCACCGACTTAATTGTCGGTGCTTCATTGGTTTTCTGTCTACCTAAGGCAGATACCGCATTTCGCGGACCCACTACTCGATAGGAGAAATTATGCACGTTTATACGCGCTGGGACCAAAGGTTGACGACTCAGGATATTGCCTTGTGCGTTACCCAAATAGCATTCCACTACTGCGACCGTATCAGTGATACGATCGTACGCAGCCGCCTTTCAGGAGCAATCCTGAATAGCGACTTTGCGTATTTAGTAGGCTATGAAATTGACTATTCGGCCCCGCTCTCTACAGCGGATTTTCTCAACATTCGGCAGGTTCTTGCGCTATATCAAAAGCGCACTGACTTGCCTGTTGGGACTCCTGCTGTCAGAAAAGCTAAAGCCGAGGAAACCTTCATAGCGTCTGAGGCTTTATGCCGTGAGACGGGACATATTTTTGAATTAAGGCGCCTTGGGGAATTTTTGTTTCCCCAAGGTGTTGAGTCGGTTCTATACCGTGCTCAGCAGAAAATCGCCCGCATTCTAGGAGATGTCCCAACTCTCAGCGAACTACATGTTCGCTTCGGACCAGGTGCGACAACGCAAGTTAAAAAACGTGACGCGAGTGCTAGAGCTAAGCTCTCCTCAAATTACGCTTGTAGCGAAGACATGCTCCCTCGGATACGTGAGTGTCTGGAGGAGCTTGAGGGGTGGATCTTCAGAAATGAGGATCCGGATACCCTGCTCGTCCCTGTGGATATCACTCCCGGGAGATTAGCCTTCGTACCGAAAAACGCCAAAACCGATCGTGGCATCGTCGTCGAACCGGTCCTGAACACATTGTTTCAGGCCGGTATCGGTGACTATATGTCGCGGCGGCTCATGCGTTTTGGGGTGAACCTTCGCGACCAATCTCTAAACCAAGAGCTTGCTCGCATTGGTTCCATTACCGGCGCCTTAGCAACGCTGGACCTAAGTAGTGCTTCCGATACGATCGCTACGGAGCTCGTCTTTGACTTGCTCCCTGTCGATTGGTTCCTCTTTCTTCGAGAATTCCGTTCTGGAATTATCGAATATGAGGGATCACGTATCCGACTTCAGAAGTTCTCTTCTATGGGAAATGGTTTTACATTTCCTCTAGAGAGCCTCATATTCTATGCGCTGGCTTCCGCCTGTGCAGAGCAGTATGAGTGTGTAGATCGTCGTGTCTCCGTTTATGGTGACGATATTATCGTCCCTACCGAAGCATACAATCTACTTCGTCAAGTTCTCACGTGCGTTGGCTTTAGTGTCAATGCCGCGAAGAGCTTCGCTTCTGGTCCCTTTCGGGAGTCGTGTGGGGCTGACTACTTATCGGGAATCGACATCAGGCCTTCTTATTTGAAGGGCCCTCTGTTTGTTTTCGATCTCTTCCGCATGCACAACCAATGTGTTAGGCGGGATGATTTCGAAACGGCATCGCTATGGCTCGAATGGATACCCCCTGACTTACGTCGGTGGGGTCCTGACGGCTATGGCGACGGTCACCTTCTTGGTGACTACCAACAGCGATCCTCTGATAAATTCAGAGATCGCGGCTGGGCGGGGCATACCTTTGAAACATATACCCTTCGGGGGCGCAAGAGTTTCCGCGCTTACCCGAAAGACTATGTGTTCCCTTGCTATACTGTATACGCTAATAGCCCTTCTGACAGCGGGTCTTATCGACGCCGCGACCGCGAAGGGCTGCGTAACTTGGCCTTGAGCTACTCCTCGCAAGGGGAGCATGTCTCATCGACCTATACAGATAGGCAGGGGGCTCTTGGTGTTACATTGCCAGGAGCCAAAGGGGTAAATCTGATTAAGATCTAC